CAGTACAATTCCTGTCGCTGCGCCTCGCGGTCGAAAGATTGCGCGTACGACAACAGATGGAAGGACCGACCGCGCTTCACGAATTTCAGACCGCTACGCGGCACCGTCCACGTGCCGCCTTCACGCAAGGCGTTGTAAATCCGTTCGCTGTCGCGCACGATCCGCGACCATGCGATTGCCTCCACGGAGCGACCGCCGTCGTCGATCACAGCACGTATTCCTTTTCCACGGTGCCGTGCTCCGCGCTCCCACGAGCGAACGGATGCCAGAAAAAAATGCCGGTCCTGCGCACCTTCCAGTGACCGCGCACGAGGTGCATCCGCATCGCGGAATGCGAGCCGTTTGTTTGTTTGTTCGCTGCCGCCACGCGTGCACTCAATTTCGGATGGATGCGCAGGCGGTGGTGCGAGAAAAGCGGAAGTTGTTTTTGCTTGGCGCGCTTTTTGTTGTGTTCGGTCTTGTCAACCAACACGGTGTCGGATGCGTTGCGCGTGTTCATCAAGCCGATGGTCGCCAAGATGTACGCCACCTCGCCAGCCCAATCGGCGCGCGCCAACTGGAACAGCGCGTGATAAAATTTCTCGATCTGCGGCGGCGTGAACCACATTGGCGGAACCGGCGCACCGAAATCGGTCAGCGCCTGCGCGGTGTGGTTCATCATCGCGAGCTTCACGCTGTCGTCGGCTTTGGTCCAGCCGGGATGCGGTGCGGCGACACGCACGATCCGCTGGTCGTAGCTGCGATCAATCTCCGCTTGGTCTGGCAGCGTTGTTTGATTGCTCAATGGGAACGCCATGTCCACATCCATCGCGATGCTCGCGGTGCTGCGCCCTTCCTTGATGTCCGGTCCCTTCAAGGACCAGAACAGATGCGTGCGCCATGCGCTCAAATCGGCGCGCGTTGCAGAGCAGAGAAATCCGACGCGCGTCGGCGAGCGTTGGAAACCGGGCGCGTGAATGCCAGCGGAGAGGAAGCGCGGTCGGTCGTGCTGGCAAACCTCGATCCATGTTTCCTTGAACGGCAGGCGACAGAATGGGAACGCGCGCACCAAGCCAGAGTAGCTGGCGGATAGTTCCTCTGCGGCGGCAGCAAATTCAGGTTCGATCAAAAACTTTGCAGCGCCCTTGAGGCGATCCTTGATCGGGGTGATGTCCATGCCGCTCATGTCGCATCCGTGCTGCACCAATTCGTCCGCGAGCAACATCAACCCTTCTCCGTGCAGAATGTCGTGTAGTACGCCAGCGCCAGCGCGACTGGATCGGTGACGCCCTGTCGCATCCACCAATCGCGTTCGCCGTGCGCGTGCTGATCCCGATGGCAGAGCCAGTGCAGCGGCAGCGCGAACCTGTCGTCGGGTTTCCTGCCGGTGCCTGCTTCCGTTTTGTTGTTCGCGTGATCAGCCATCCGCACGTGCGCGGCTTCACACGGTGGCCCTCGCAGGCATCCGCACGCGCAACGTTGCGTGCGGAGCCATGCGAGGTAGCGCGCGTCACTCTGCCGTGGCTGGCGCTGCCGCAGCATTACTTGCCCTTGCCTTTCGCGCGCGGCTTGCGGTCGGGCGGGAAGATGTCAGCTTCGCTTTGCGCTTGTACTTTCGGCGCGGCTTCGCTCCCGACGCCAGCATCCGGCGCGCTGCTCGCATCCGTTTGATCACCGCGTCCACTTCCTGCGCGGTCGTCATCAACGCTTGCAGCGTCAGCGTCATCACGCTGTCCACCGCCTCCAGTTTCAGGATCAATCCGTTCGGTAGTTCCGTCATTATCAACCGCCTCCTGCGGTTCGTTTTCGATCACCGACGCCGCGTGACCGGCGGTGAAGCCTTGTTGATCGCCATCACGCTTGGCGTCTTTCAGTCGCTGCGAGAATGCCGCGACCGCCGATGTTGGCGGCGTGACATCGCGCGGCTCGTTGTCGAATTCATCCGGCGTGTAGATGCCAAGGATGGTTTCGGAAGCAAACAACCGCGCCCACTGTCGCACGCCAGAATATGCAAGCTGCACTTCCGGCTGGGTGTCCCACAGCGGCGATCCTTTGAGGCTGCCGTATTCATTGCGACCGCGCGCATCGCGCAGCTTGCCCAGCGTTTCGCTGGTGTACACGTGCGGTTCCGTTTCGTTCCGAAATGTGCCCCACACCTTGCATCGGCGTTCGTCACCCTCGCCGACGATTTCGTACCGCAGGCGATTTTTCAGCGGGGCGAGTGCGGTGATGATGGCGTGCACCAACTGTGCCTCGTAGCCAACACGCTCCTCGCCTTTGTTGCTCACCATGTAGGTCTTTTCGGCGAAGGCATAAGGGTCGATGCCGAGACGCCACGCCTTTTGACAGATGCCAAGACAGGCACCGACGTTGCCGCGCAAATACTTTGGCAGGAGGATGCCAGCCATCGCCATCAACTTCGCGTACTCGACCGCCTCGCCAAAATTTGCTGGCGCGAACCGACCGGCACCATCAATCGGCATCGGTGAAGCAATGGCGCGATCAACGCGCTTTTCAATTTCCGAAACGTCCATCACGCGGTTTCCTTCGCTGCCAGTCGGGTTGCGTGGTGGAGGATCAGTCGTTGATCCTCCGTCGTCAGTCGAGCGAACACGCTGGCTAGTGTCAGCCCTTCCTTGGTGGAAAGTAGGTTGTTGATTTCAGGATCAACGCGACCACGGATGTCAGTCGATGGGAAAAAATATGCGAACGGTCGATTGAGTGCGGTCATCAACAATTCGATCCGACCGCTGTTCAACCGGGTCTCGCCGGTCTCATATTTTTGCACCGCCTGAAACGAGACGCCCAGCAATTCGCCAAGCGCACGTTGCGACAGCCCGTTGGAGAGGCGCGCTTCGCGGATGCGCTCGCCCATGTAGCGTTCGCGATCCGTTACCGTCCGTGGTTTCTGCGCCATCCATCACCTCCTACAATGGTCGTTGTCTCATGCCGGGAACGTTACGATTTGGTGCATACTGCACGTCACGGGACTGCCAGCCGACCGGCACCACCATGTGGGGGTGCACGACGCGCAACACCCACAGGTGCCACTTGTTGCTCGTGTCCACGAGGCGGCTTTCGCCGGGGAATTGTTGAACCGCTTCCGCTTCCGGTCCCGCTATTTCGTTTTTGATCTGTTGGAAGTGTCGGAAATCCCAGATCATGCCGCCGTCGCGACGACGGATGCAAATTTGCATACAGAAAAATTTGTTGTCCTCGATGGGATTGGCGCTGCATTGGTACAGGTCGTTGACGTAGTAGGTGCAGCGCGCGTGTTCCTTCGCCAGCATCGCGCGCGCCGTGTCCTCGTCTATGCCGTAGTGGTTCATCGCGTCCTGCAAAACCTCGCGCCGCATCGGGGCGAAATCGTTGGTCGTGATCTGGAGCAACGGCTTCCAGTGGCGCGGCACGTCAGCCGGTTTGTTGTTCGTCGTCATCGTCGGTTCCTTTCATGCTGGAGTGGAAGAAGGTCACGAACGCCGCCGCCAGTTCGGCGCGCTCCGGTTCGCTCTCTGGCAATGCGTCGGCGGCAACCTCTGCCAGAGCCGTGAAGTAGGAGAGCATCGGAACGCCGCCGATGATGTCCACGCCCGCGTTCATGATGGATTGGATCAGGTCAACCAACTTGCGATGCACCGCCAGCGCGTAGTCGCGCTGTTCGTCGTCGGTCATTTTTTCGTACACGGGTTCGTTGTCGATCACGCCAGACCCTCCCGCTTCAACCGTTCGTCAATGCGTGCACGCGCATCGGTGCCGATGGGCAGCGGACGTAGATCGCCTTCGCCGGGACCGGGCCAATGCTTGGCGTTGATCGCCGTCGCGATCTTGCGCAACGACCAGCGGTTCTGTTGACGACCGCGCCCGATGTCGTCGTCATCCGCTGGCACCATGCGTGCGCAGTACGGCGGCGCGGTCTCGACAAACGCCATCACGAAAGATTTGAAAGGATGACCGAGAGCCTCGCACGCTTCCCACACGAGCGCGCCTTGTTGATGGTAGCCGTAGGCGTGCATGGAATATTGCAGCGCGGGCGTCGTGACATCGCTGGCGGTTTTCAGATCAACAAAATCGCCATCGGTAGGTGGGATCACGTCGGGACGCACCTTGATCCACAATCCGGTTTCCTTGTCGCGGAAAAATCCAGACACCTCGACGTAACCGCGCAAGGCACCGGCACCTATGAGTGGTTCCAGCGCAAGCGACCGTGACATGGCGATGATCACTTCCAGTTCCGTCATCGTCACCGGCACCTTGCCAGCTTTGATTTGTTGCTCGTTCCATGTCTTGCAGTAACCGGCACCGTTGTGCCAAGGCTTCTCCACCGCCGTCACCTTGTCGCGATAGGTCTCGGGCTGGCGAACAAATTTCATTCTGAAATTGTCCTCGCCCAGCAACAGGTGATGCGCCGCAGCGCCAAGCGTCATGAAGCGCGACGGCACACGCTGGATCGCGTCGGGATTTTCCGCCCACGCCGCGTGCATGTGAGCCTCCGACTTGCTCCAGCACGTGCGGAGGTTCGTGCTCGACACCGCAGGACCGTCGCAAATTCCTGCACCGTGATATTTTTCAATCGGCACGCCGGAATACCATCCCGGCTTTTTTACTGGACTTCCATTCCACTTCATAACTTGCATCGCTCAACGTGCCTCCAACAATTTTTCCAGTCGCTCACTGTCCGCGCGCCATTCGGGAGCAAAATTCGCGCGTGCTGCCGGGGCGGCGTTGGTAAATCCAGTGCGGAACGCCGACCACAGTCGCCGTAGCGCACCCAATCCTGTCGGCGATTTTTCCTCGCCGTTCACCGCGCTGACAGTCTCACCAGCGGCGGCGCGTTCGATCAACGGCGCGCGATCCTCTGGCGGCATGGCGGCGAGCGCATCCAGTTCTGCGCCCTTGTCGAGCGACGTTCCGGCGACGCGATCCAGATCGGCACCGAGACGCTTGGCGCGCGTGGCGTCCTCACGAATGGTCCGTTCCGACTTGCCGGTCTTGGTCGCGGTGTCGCTCACGAAAGACTTGGGTAAGGTGGCGGATTTCGCCGTCTTACCTCCCTTGCCACCACGCTTCGCGGGAGCGCGACCCTGCTTGGTTTCAGGATGCACCGCCTCGTAGGCAACCTTGCGCCGCGCTATCAGCTTGGCGCGTTGCGCTGGCGTCAGTTCACGACGCACCAGATTTTCATCAATCTCTGCCAGCACCTGCCAGCGTTCCACCTCTGGACTGTCCTCGCCCTCCACGATGGCGGCGATGGTTTTGTGTTTGAGGCGCTTGCACGCCTCATAGCGATGAAAGCCAGCGACAATAAAGATGCCGTGGCGCTTGCGCGCCACGACGATAGGTTCGATCAGCCCAACCTCCTTGATGGATTTCATCAAGGCGATCACATGCTTTTCCACCAACGGCAATCGGTCGCTTGGCGGGCGCAAGTTGCCGCGAATGGCGATTTCCTCAAAGTGGCGAGCCATTTTTGTTTCAGCCTCGAATACGGGGAACAGCGTCGGCGGGTGTCCACCTGAAATCAGGTTTGCGTCCGACGCGACGCTGCACCACGAGGTTCCACGCGACGATCCACGCGGATATGCGCGCCAGTTCATGCACGCGACCGTTGGATGCCGTGTTGAGTGCGGCGAGGTAGTCGCTCGCCTTTTTGATCGGACGCATCCGACCGCCCCAATTGCGCGCCGCCCACGCCTCGAAAAATTCATTGGCGAGAGCAGGGTTCTTGTCGGCGAACAAATAGTGCAGCGCCGCTGCGATGGTCTTGGGTGTATCGTCGGCATTGGAAACAGCCCGTGCCGCCGCCACCGATACCTTCATCCGCACGCTGTCATAGTGTTCGTGGAACGCATTGACGCCTTCGTTTTGCGTGAGACCAGAACGATCCTTGACGGTGTTGGTTCTGAATTTCTCCAGCCACCTCACCGCGCCAGCTACCGTTGTCGGATTTTCGACGCCTTCGATGGCGAAGGCATCACCGACCGTGCGGGGCTTTCCGTTGTCGAGGAAGGTAAAGATGCGGTCGTCCAGACCGAACACGACGTGCGTCGTGAACGGCACGCCCGAACGCACGCACGCTTCCATACGGTTCTGTCCGTCGCGGAGATATAGATTGGAAAACTTCACCGTGTCGCCGGTCAGCTTCCAGTTGCCCGCCGTCATGTAGTTGGCGAATTCGGCGACCTTGACCGACTTGCGCGGGCGGTTGTTGCTGTTCAACTGTTCCAGTATCATCTTGGCTGCACCGGGCGTGAACGTCATGATCACGCTTGGTCCGTGCGGCTCTTGCATTAAGTGTTTGATCGAGCGTTCAACAAATGCCTCATCGGCATTTTGCTTCGCCGCGCGCCGCGCGGTTTTAAGGTCTGCGACTGTCATTGCTTCACCTGTGTGATCGCCGCTTGATTGGTCGGGGCGGGCCATGCGGCGAAGCTGGCCCGCCCCTCACGCCGTAGGGTCCAATCGGCGTGTCCACGTTGATCGCGGAGACAAGCAACTAACAACCGCGACCGTGCCTCGCGTCGGAGCAAACACAACCCGCCTCCTGTTCGCGACACATGCCGGTTGTACACTAGGCGGTGGAACCTTGGCAAGCGCCGCTTGCATCCGGCTGTGGACGGGCGTAAAAATCCTTTCGGCGGAAGGCGATGTCAGAACCACCGGCAGCATCAACAGACGACCAGATCGCCTCGATGGAGCAGGCGATCAACGCCGTTGCGTGCGGCAAGGCGACGTTCGCCGACGCGTTCGGCATCGAGGATGTCGTCGGTCTGCTCTTGCGCATCCGCGCCCTCAAAGCCGAACGGAAAGAGCTACAGCGACGCGCCGCATTCCGTGGCGCGTGAACAGGAGCAGCGACATGGCGAAAGCAGCGAAGGCGGCGAGCGACGATGCGGTGGCTGGCATCAAGATGGCAGGGAAATTCCTGACCAGCATCCTCGACGCCTATGCCAACATCGAGAGTGCGCGCGGAAAATTCATGAACGCCGCACGCAAGGAACGCGAGCAGATGACCGCGCTCTATGAGCAGATGGCGGCGAACGGCGTCAGCCAAAAATCTGCCAAGACCAACGTCAAGATCACGCGCGCGATGCTGAAAATCGAGGGATGGATCGCCGATCTGGAGGACGAGGATCGCAAGATGGCGGCGCGTCTCGCCAAGGCGCAAGAGGACAAGCGCCAGCTTTCGTTTTTCCCCGACGAGCCGAAGCCGCCGCGCGCGAAGGCGAAGGCGAAGGCGAAGGCGACGCCGAAGGTTGTTGAACCGCAGAGCAACGGCGAGGCGGAAACTAATCTGGCGGCGTGATAGGGTCGGTTGCTGGAGCGTTCCGCCGCGCACCTCACAGAACCGCGCGGCATGGTCGTTGCTCCGCTCCAGCCAGTCCACTCGGCGGTGACTGCGATAACACCGAGAGCCGGTGGCGCTTAGTTCCTTTCGGGCGCGCGACCGGCAACTTTTTCAAGGGAGCAAACAATGGCAAAGCAGGAAGCAGGACCGCGCGAGGCGCAGCTACGTGCGCAGCGTGAGGCGATGGACATCAAGCGCAAGATGGCGGCGCGCGAATTGCAGATGACGAAACCGTCCGAAGGCGGGCAGAGCAGCGGCAAGGTCAAGAGCGTCGGCAAGCTCACGAGGATGAAGGCGCGAGCGATCAACAAAATGCGCGGCGGTAAGCGCGGTCGATGACGCTCACCGCGCAGGATCGTAAGGACGCTGCGGAGCACGCGCAACGGCGTTGGGATTTTCACCGGCAGCGCGGCACGGTTGATCAAATAGTCGCCGACGACATGGACGGCATGGAAGCGATCCGCCGTGGTCTGCTTGGCGAATACGAATGCCAGCACGTGTTCGGATCGACCGTTGACGTGGAGCTACGCGCAGGCGGCGACGGCGGTCAGGATTTTTTCCTGCACTTGCGTGTCGCCGATCATCCTGTTCGGTTCCGTGTGGATGTGAAAACGTCATCCTTCGAAGGTGATCGTGATCTGACATGGTTGCTCGTGCGGAAGCACAAGATCGAAAAACAGGTGATCTACATCCACGGTCAATATATTTCCAAGAGCGACGACGTGGAATTGCAAGGATGGGCGTGGGGCGTGGAGTTGATCCGGCGGAACGAAATCCGCGTGCTGACATCGAAAGGCATCGAGAATTATTCCATGCCGGTGACAGAGTGTCGGAGCATTGATGAACTGTTGGCGAGGATCGTGTACGTGCCGACGCCAGAGGAAGTGGAGGCGCGGCGCGGTTTCGTCGGCGAGGATCGCGGGCACCTCGTGCACTATTGCCATTGCGGCAAGTGGGGCTTTCACGGTCACGAGGTTGACACGCGCAAAGGCAAGCTAGGCGTCTGGTTCTGCGGCGAACACAAGCCAGCGGATTGATCATGGCACGCAAGAAAAAACCCGCCATCACCGACGACGTTGGCAAGCTGTTGCGCAGCTACGGTCTCGACACGATCACCGAAACGGAATTCTGGGATCGGATGCGCCGCGCTGGTTTCACGCAAGCCACCATCGACAAATTTCTGGACGACGAACGCGCCAAGCTCGACAAGGAACGCGGATGACGTGGGTGTCGGATTACGAACCGGCGCGCAACTCCAGCGCATGGGCCATCGGCGAGGAAACGCGTCGCGGCTTCAAGGTGCGGCGCGTGGTCTGGGGCAGATTGTTGGCGCGTGCTGAAAAGCGAAAGGGCGAGCGCATCAAACGCGCGTCGATCTGGATCGAACGTGAAAAGATGTTGCGATGAAATTTTCTGGCAACGTGCTGGCGCTCGACATCGCGACGACGACCGGATGGGCGCACGGCAAGCCGGGATCGGTGCCGACGTTCGGCTCGATCCGCTTCGGCAAGGCTGGTGGTGCACGTGGCAACGCCTATCGGCAGATGCGCACGTGGCTGGACCTGTTCTGCTCTGCACACGCGACCGCGCTGGTGGTTTTTGAAAGCCCCGCCGTGCCCATGATCATGCACGGTCGAACAAACATCGACACGGTGAAATTGTTGGTCGGCTTCGCGGAGCATCTGGAGGAATGGGCGCAAGGCGTGGTCGAGCTACGCGAGGCGAGCGTGCAACAGGTGCGCTCCCATTTCATCGGTCGGAATTTCAAGAGCTTGGTTGCCAAGGGCATGACCATCGAACGGTGCCGGTCGCTTGGATGGGCGGTCAACAATTCGGATGAAGCCGACGCATGTGCCTTGTGGGACTACCAAATTTGCCATCTGCGCCCTGATCTGGCGGCACGCACCACGCCGCTGTTCGCGTCGTGACCTACTACCGGCGGATCGGCGGCGTGTGCACACCGCCTACATTTTGTGGGTTGCCAAATCAGTCTGGCGGGATCAGGCTTCGATCCAGCGGCGCAGTCATGCGCCTAAAATGCGAACGGCGGCGCTCTAGCCAAGCGACCGCCGCTCTAGCCCGATCACCTGTAGCAGAGGTGGCGCGAGCCTTGAATGGAAACCATTGCACACGGTTTCTGCTCAACACAAGCCCCATCCTGAATTCTAGTTCCGTGATTGGCTGCGCGTCCGGTGTGAGGAATGTTTTTCCTGACTGGGGTCGTGGCAGCAAAAACCAGTCGGACGACGCCGCGCATATTGGCATCGCCCACGGCTTGTCGCGTGGGAAGCACGAGGTCGCCAGCGCGGATGTCGGTACGCCCCGGCTCTTTGCACGATGTGTCCGGTGGCGGGCATTTTGTGTGAGGGGTCGGGGTGTAGCTATGGAGAAAGAGGCTACCGAAGGAAGCAAGGGGAAAGGAAGATTACAGTGGTGGTTATTCTAACAGGGCCGCACAACCGCCATCGAAGGGACCAACAAACAAACAACCGAAAGGCGAGCGACGTGAGAGCGAGACAAATCCAGAGCCTTGAGCGGGAGCGTGAACGGCAGCGAGTGCGGGAGGAATTGCGCGAACAGGCGAAGGCGATCTGCACCGGCTGCGCTGCCGACTGGAACATTTACTACAGTCACGCGCACGGCGACATGCGCTGTAGGGCGCGCTCCATCCGGCGACGGATGCATCGGATCAACAAACAAACGAAAGGAAAGCAGTCATGAGCAAACAAACAACACCGATGCAGGCGATGCGCCAGCGCGTGAAGGAGAAGGATTTAAGCCCTGAATATTTTGCGACGGTTTACGCGCTGGGTGAAATTCTCCAGCGGCGCGGCATCCGGTGCACACCGGAGGATGAGGTGGCGATTGCGGATTTTGTGTTGAAGCGGCTGCGTGAGCGGTGGGAGTTTCCGCGATGACCAAACAAACACCGACCGGAACGGAAACGCTGCCTGCCATTGAGGACATCAAACAGTATTGCATCGAACGCGACGCCGTGTTGCGCAAGCTCGATGTGGATGCGCTCCATGTGCACATGGCGAAGTGGAATGTGCCGCGACCGGAGCGGTGGGCGCATCCATCGGTGCCGGTCGCGATGATGCACAAGGCGCGGCTGTCGATCAACGCGTTCACCGCAGAGGAAAAGGAAGTGTCGCGCGTGTGGTTGCTGGCGAATGATTATTTGCTGCCGCCGGAAGGGTGAGGCGATGGCGCAGACACCGCAGCAAATCCGCGCGGAGGAATTTCGCCGCAAGGTGCAATTCGCCGCCTCCGATCTGAAAAACAAAAAAGCGAAAAACATCGCCATTGCGATTGACGACCTGTACCGGCGGCACGCGCCGCCGCGCGATCATGATCGGCTCGTGGAGTTGGTCAATCATCAAATCAGGCACGCGATGCAATTGGTCGTCGGCACCGTGACCGGCGTGCACCGATTGGAGAGCGACGACGAATGATCGCCGACGCCGACATCGACGCCGCGACATCGGAGCGGCAGGCATATTTGCTGCACACGATGCGCGTGCTGTGGGTACAGTACGAAACGGCGCAGCATGATTTGGTCGCCGTCGCCTCCGCACTCAAAATCGGATTGATCAACAACGAAATGGCAATCGGACTGCTCGCAGGCTACGGCATCCTCCATCTGTTAGGCGAGGACGAATACCGTGGCTACGAATACGCGGAGGGCGTCGTGCTGCCGGATGCGCTGCCGATGGAGCCGCCGCCATGACAGCGGTCGAGTGCAACGGATGCCGCGCGTGCTGTCGCTTCCAGTTGATCATGTTGATGGACGGTGACGATCCGAAAAAATTCGACACCATCACGATCCTGCATCCAGAGCATGGCGAGGTGCATGTGCTGCGGCGAATGCCAAACGGCGATTGCGTCTACCTCGCAGAGCATGGTTGCTCGATCCATGCGCGCGCACCGAAAGTGTGCCGCGCGTTCGATTGTCGGCAGTTCATTGCTGGCATGACAAGCGCGCATCGGCGCACGCTTATGCGTGACAAGGTGATGGGCGAGGTGGTGAAGGCGGGCAAGGCGAGACTGCACACATTGTGAAGGAGGCGAACCGTGCGCAAATTGCGAGAGGATCAGGAATGGGCGTTGGATCAACTCCGCACCCACATCGCCGCCGGTCATCGGCGGATCGTGATGCAGGCACCGACCGGCTACGGAAAAACAATTCTGGCGTCGGCGGTGGTGAGCGGCGCAATCAAAAAATCGAACCGCGTGCTGTTCACCGTGCCTGCCGTTTCGTTGATCGACCAAACAATGGAAATGTTTTACCAGCAAGGCATCACCGATGTCGGTGTGATCCAAGCCCATCACGCAATGACGAATTGGGATCAGCCGGTGCAGATCGCCAGCGTCCAGACGCTCATGAAACGCACCATGCCGGAATGCGACATCGTGCTGGTGGATGAAGTGCACCGCTGGTTCAATGTGTACACAAAGTGGCTGGACTACACGACCGGCTGGCAATGCCCGGTGATCGGATTGAGCGCAACGCCGTGGTCGCCAAGTCTCGGCACCTACTTTGCTGGACCGCGCAATTATGCCGACGAGGATCGCAAGCCGTGCCTGATCGTTGCTTCAACAATTCAGAACCTGATTGATGAAGGCAGGCTCTCGCCGTTCCGCGTGTTCGCTTCCTCGCATCCTGATTTATCCGACGTGTCCACGGTGGCGGGCGACTATCACGAGGAACAATTGTCCAAGGCGATGCAACGCGGCACGCTGGTCGGCGATGCCGTCGAGACATGGTTGAGGCTGGGAGAGAACCGACCAACATTTTGCTACGCTGTGGATCGCGCGCACGCCATGCACCTGAAAGAAAAATTCGAGGCGGCGGGCGTGCCATGCGCCTATCAGGATGGGAACACGAAGGATGCCGACACGCGCAACAAGGCGAGCGGATTGTGGGTCGATGGGCGCAAGACCATCCGGCGGAAATTCCACGACGGCGAAATCAAGGTGGTGGTGTCGGTCGGCACGCTCACGACCGGCGTTGATTGGGATGTTCGTTGCCTCTCTATTTGCAGACCAACAAAATCGGACATGCTGTTCACGCAAATTGTTGGTCGCGGATTGCGCACGGCGGAAGGCAAGGCGGATTGTTTGATCCTCGATCATTCCGACAACCACGCGCGCCTTGGTTTCGTCACCAGCATTGATGTCAGCTACGAGGGCTTGCACGTCGGCAAAACGCCGATGCACTCCAACAGGAAGGACGACGGCATCCGCCTGCCGAAAGAATGCCCGAAGTGTGCGTTCCTGCGACCGCCAACGACGCCGACCTGTCCCGCCTGCGGCTTCACCGCCAAGGTGGTGAGTACGGTGGAGGCGCAGGCAGGCGAGTTGCGTGAACTGAAACCGAAGCCGAAGCCGGTTCCTGTTCCGCGCGATCTGTCATCGACGGTCGAGCGTGAGATATTTTTCCGCGAACTAAAAGCGCACGGCATCGCGAAGGGCTACAATGCGAATTGGGCAGCGAACGTGTACCGGGAAAAAATCGGTTCGTTTCCTCCCGCTCACTTCAAGTGGCTCGACCCTGCCGCTGGCGTATCGCCGTGGACGCAAAACTGGATCACGTCGCGCATGATCGCCTATGCGCGGAGCAAGCGACCGGCACCACGCGTGTTTCCGTACCGACCGCCGACACTGTTGTGACGCCATGAGCACCACCACCGTGATCTGGGTTGCCAACGTGCAAGTGGAATTGTTGGACGACGGCGATGCCATCGTGCGCATGACCAACAACAAAAAACTGTGGGAGCCGGAGACGCGCGCCTGTTGGCATTCGCTGCGCAAGGAAGGCGAGTTGGTGATTGATGTCGGTGCCTACACCGGGATTTATTCCATCGCCTCCGCTCTCATGGGATCGAAGGTGCTGGCGTTTGAACCGCATCCGACCAACTTCATCCGCCTGAAAAAAAATGCGGCGATCAACAGCGCCAAGATCGGCATGTTGCCACTGGCGGCGTCGGACAGGATCGGTCTCATGCACCTCGTGTCCGGTCGCAAGCTCGACAGTGTGAGCGACACCGCCTCCGTTGCCTCACGCTTGCACAAACCTAACATCGGCGGCGATGTCGTGTGCGTGATGCCGGTGATGGCGAAGCGCCTCGATGATGTCGAAGGCCCGTGCAAGGTTTGTTTGATCAAAATCGACGTGGAGGGCCACGAGTGCGAGGTGATCATGGGTGCGCGCAACATGATCATGAGGCACCGCCCATTGATAGTGGTGGAGGTGCTGTCGCAGGCGCAAGCCTACGCGGTCGAGTGTTTGATGCAGACCATGCGCTACCGTTGCCGCCACACGATGGACAAGCGCAACCGGCTCTATGCACCGGACTAGATCGGCGGTAGGATCGCCACGGAGGCGCAGCATGGTCGTTCGTGTGCAATGGGATTTCAGCGACTGGCAGCAAACCGCGATGGCGATTGGTGCTGCCGAAAATCAGGTGCCGTACGCGATGGCGCTCGCCATGAACCGCGCCGCCGACATCACGCGATCATTTCTGATCCGCCACACATGGCCCGGTGCGATCAAACAACGCAACGCATCCTTCATCGCCGCGTCGCTCACGACACGGGGCGCACGAGCAAACAAACGATCCTTGTCGGTGGAAATCTACGACCGCCTCAACAGAGGAAATTTGTTGATGCAGGCGTTGGGCGGCGTGCGCACGCCACGCGGCGGATCGAACCTCGCCATTCCTGCGAGCGACATTCCGCGATCCGGTCGCGGCGTGCCCGGTCGCCTGCGACCACGGAACATGGGCAACCGCGCCTTCAAGCTGCGGGACAAATTGTACACGCGCACCACGAAGGGTCGGCTCAAATTGTTGTACGCGTTGAAACATGCGACGCCCATTCCGCGCCGCGTTCCATTCCACGCGGACTTCGCCGCCTCGATGCATCGCGAAATGATGCGCACGCTACCGGCGGCGATCCAGCGCGCTATGGGCACCGCCTTCAACCGCCGCCAGAAAAGGTGAACAGGATGCGCGTGCACTTCACGTTCCAATCGCCGACATCGCGCCGCGATCACGAGCGCATCCGACCGTGCACGACGACGACGACGCACGATGCCGCCGCCGTGCGTGCACGACAGCACGACGACGCACGACGCGACGGCGAACGTGCACGCACGACGCACGACGACACGCACGACGACACGCACGACGACACGCACGAGCAACGCATGAGGGAAAGTAGTAGCCGGGTACGCTTTCACTACTTGGGTACTACCCTGACGCACGACACGAGCGACGCCCACCCGACCGATAGCGGTTTCCCGACGTTCTGGGGCGGCGTAGGCGGCTTCCCCACCCCTCCCCGCTGTACACGTAGCTGGGAGGCTCTAAAGCCGCCAGCGACGCTCCCAGACGCGTTTCCCAGCGTTCCCGTGTCTGGGATAGTCGGGAGAGCGGGTTTTTGACGCTCGCCAGACGCTCCCAGACGCTCGCCAGCGGCTTTCCCGCGACGACACGCACGAGAGCAGCACGCACACGGGAGAGCCGCCAGCGACGCTCTCACGACGACGCACGAGTGCACGCACGAGCGACGCACGAGCAGCACGACGACAGCACGGCAGCACGAGAGCAGCACACGACGACGCACGACGACGCACACGAGCGACAGCACGAGAGCAGCACACGCACACGACGACGCACGAACGCCCGCCAGCGACGCTCCCAGACGGCGTACGACGCGAAAGGATCGCACGGCGACGCCGCGACGACGCACAACACAAGAGCAACACACCATAGGGCCAAGTTACTTCGGGAGAGGGGATGAAATGCGGGGACCGCGCGACGGAGCTTGT